GGAACGCCAATGCTTTGTTTCGGGACATTCTGGTCCATAAAGAAATTAAATCCGAGCTTCCGGCCAAGGCTGGCTTCACGGAGCGCAGTCCCGTTATCACCGACTTTTTCGGCGGAAATGAATAATTCAAGCTGTAATAATTTACTTTCCGACATTGTACCTAAAACAAAATTCCTGTTTATTAGCGGTACTTTCATGTCATTCAATTTTTTCCGGGCATCGGCGATATCGTCAACGCCGTCTAATTCAGTGCCGGCGGAACCAACATGATACGGAATATCTTTAACAAGCGCGAAGATTTTGGTATCAATCTTCTGGGCAAAAGCCTGCATGGCCGGAGTGATTAATTGCTCGGAAAAATCTTCGATAGTCATGGATAATTCTTCTGCAGTTACTTCAAAAGAAACATCCAAAACAGTATCAAGAGTTACTGAAGTAGTGCCTTCGGTGGCATCCTGAATAGTAATTCCGGCTGTCCGGTCAAATTCTTTAGCTTCAAAGGTCGCCGGTTTCCGGATAGTAACGGTAGTTCCTTTACCCTTGACGAATTCTTCTTTATAGTCCCGGTGCACCAGGTTGGCCATTACGCAATTGTTCCGCAAGACCATTAAAGCTTCCCGGGCCACAATGGATGGAGTAATAAAAGTATTAGCCATTATCGGTAAACTCCTTATTATTTAATTGGGAATTTACTTTGAGTTTTTATTCCGCTCTTTGATATACTCGGCCATTGGCAAACTCCCCAAATCCTTCTGGCCGCCGCCGCCCGCTCCGCTGAAATCTTCCCCGCCGCTTCCATCAGTCTTCGCTTTTAGAAATTCGGGGAATTCTTTCAAAGCATTTTCAATGGCGGCTTTTGTGATTGTTTCATCCACAATGCCATTAGTAACCGTAATTGTTGAAGCATCAACCAGCTTTAAAAAGGCTTTCATCCGCTCCGGTTTAACATTTAAAGCAGTAGCCTGAACTTGCATATTTGCATCAATCAAAGCTTTTTCAGCAGCCTTTTTAATTGCTGTATTTTCATTTTGCAGTGTCTGGTTTTGTTCCTGGGCCTTTTCTAAATCAGTTTTATTAGCAGCCTCGGTCTCTTTGGCTTTGGTAACAACAACCTTTAAATCTTCCGGCTTCTCAAACCCGAGTTCTTTGACAAGCTCGTTAAATTGGGAACGGCCTTCCCGTTTCAATCGCTCCATAAAAGCAGCTTCATTCGGAAAAATAATCTGGCCGGTTGTTCCGCCTCCACCCGCAGGGGGAGTTCCGCCGGCCGGAGGCGTTTCAGTACCGCCACCGCCTCCACCGGCGTTTTCATCGAAAAACAAAGCAGGCAAAAATGAAAATATAGAAAATCTTTTAAGCATTACATTAACCTCCGCTAATTCGCGTATTCCACGGGGCTGTATGCCGGACCGTGTTACCGGCAATTAAATTTGCGTGCATGCTTGCAGTTATTATTATATAACAAATTTATCTCCCTGGCAAAGCTAACGGCCAGGGAGATTTTTCATCAATCTTCCCCACCCGTTTTAACATTACTAAAGCAGTAGAAAAACATCCGATAGCGTGTTCAAAAGCAGCAGATTCCAAGGAATCTTCCTTCCAATCCCCTTTAAATGGGGCCATATGAAGATGTATTAACTCATGCACTAAAGTAATTTCCTGATCTCTATCCCACCAATGCCGTAAATGATAATCTTGATAATCCAAAATTTTTATCTCAGCAAATTTTTTAGCTAACTCCCAGGATGTATATCCAAAAAAGCAACCATCTTTCAATTCATGATACCGTACAATAGCGGCCTTTACATCCCAATCCTGTAATCTCAAAACCTTTTGCCAAAAGCAGCATAATTCCGGCAGGTTTTTAAGATTATTTTCCGGAAAATAGCCATTCCGGTTAAGTATTTCTTGATTTTCTAACATTTTAAAGTCCCCTTTTTGTCAAATTTTAAAACGACATTACCAAAAGCTCTCCTTTCAATGAACTCTTACTAAATGTCAGTTCATGCCTTTTAACATAATAGTTGCCGGTATTCGAATTCCGGATATTTCCGAGCGCTATAACATCATTAAGCGTTAAAGCTGGATTACCGGGATATTCAATTTTAAAATAATGTCTTTTTTTAGAAGCTGCATATTCGGAAACAATAATAGCTGCAATTTTCTCTGCCATTTCGTATGTCTGTAATAGCTGATTCACGGTATAAACCATTGAACGGATTATAATGTTCTCCGGAACGTCATGAACAGAGTATAGCGAACCGCCATATAATTTTTCTTGATATAAGATACCTTTCGTTATTGGGATTAAAGTATCGAAAATAGTTTTAGCAACTGGAATCCGGCTTTCAATCTTCAAAGCATAGCCGTTAATCACTATAGTAAAAGCAATGTTTACTATACTAAATATTTTAATTTTAGCCCCCCAAACGAAATATTCTTCGGATATAATCGTAATACCGTCCGGTGAGCCGTCAATCGAAGCGGTACAATTAATGACAGGATTTTGGGATACCGAATAAATCGCAGTTATGATTTTAGTTTCTCCTTTTTGAATTGTTTCAGATATCCCGGAACGATATACTTCTGTTTTGGATGATGCTACGATATAAGGGGTAGCGTAAAGAATTATTTCGTTTGGCGGTATATTGGAACGGATAAGCGGTGTTTTTTTATTGTAAATACTCGGTGTCAGCACTTGTTGGATTGTTGCATCCGGAGTGTAATTCGGCCCTTCAACCCGAATGATATCATTCCGGCTAACATAGATTTTAGCTAAACAGAATCTAATTACTTGTTTTAAAGAATCGTAATGACTACTCCGTTTTACCCAGGAATAAGGAATCGGAAATTTCAGTAATTCCGGGTCAATCCAAAATCTCGATGTAGTAAGTTTGGCGGATGTCAGGATATCATAAAAAAGCCGGTAGGCGGTGTACATTTGATAGATGTTAATGGCTATACTGGTATAATAAGGAATTACATTTGGATTGTTTGTCTCAAAACTCATTTTTAAATATAGCTTTTTATCCCCTGCTTCTTGTGTGCTAAAATAAACATAACAGTCTTCGCCGTTATGAATATCTTCCCAGGTTACTTGATCGTCTTTGCTAAATTCGGCAAAAAACCGGGAACCGATTGGATTAATTCCACTCCAAGCGACATTAATCCGAATGGCAATTCCTATTTCAATTGAAACAGGAATCGTTTTTATCCAGTATCCGGAGATAAAAGGGGCCTCATAAACATTACTGTAATAAAGGGAATTTCCGTACAGCATAATTCTTTAGCCTACTTTCGAATTTGAAGTTATATTTCCGCTTCCCTGTGCCAGTGGTTTTGTGCCGAGAATTCTCGCTTCATCAAGAATTCTGGTAACTTCAGACTCAATCTGTTCTTCGGTCCAATCCCTGTTTGCCATTTTTACTTTGGTATAAATACTTGCGGCCTGGGCAGCGTTTAATAAATTCAGAGTAGACGCGATAGTTGACATATCGGAGGTTACGTAATCATTGATTTCTATATTTGGACGTTCGTGGTCGCTATTGTTATTAATAGTCAGCATCATCGTTAATAAATCTTCCAAAGCGCTTTTCCAATACCGGGCTTTCTTGGCAGAAGTAATTATCGACTTCTTTTCTTTGATAGTTAATGCGTATCCGGAGTCGGAAACGCTGGTATTCCCGCCAAGTCCGAATGATTGCGGCGCATAACCGGCATTGGAAACAATCCGGGCAATCAGGTTATAACAAGTGTTCTGAAAAGATTCATGACGGATTTCAAATTGTACGTTCTTAATCGAACCGGCCCCGGCCACATCATTGGGATCATAATCCAATTCTTCAAAAACTTCTTCTTCAAAATCAAATCGTGGGTTACCGGTTGCAATATCCCTGAGATATTGGGCCGGGACAATAACTCTGCCTTTACCGAGCCGGATATCACGAATCCAGCAAGTATAAGTCTCGTCAAGTGCATCCATCAGACCTTCATTCCCGCCGAAATCTGATTGTCCAATTGCGGATCCTCTGAAAATTTTGTTAGGTCTCATATTCGGGATATAACGAACCATGATATCATCTTTGATAAATGTATTTCTAACCGCTTCATAATCCTTAGTTTCCGTGAAAGTGCTCAAAGGAACTTCTATACCAAGTTCCGTTACGGAACCTTTAAAAAGTTTGCTGTAAATAACTCCTCTATCATGCCGTTCCAAAAAGCGATATACCGTATCACCATCATCTAAAATGACTTTCCAAAATGTCACGGCGACTAAAATTCCGAAACGGAATTCCGGCAAAGCAGCGTCCGGCTGGGCTATGTTAAGTACCGGAAACGGAAATAAATTTTTATCCCAATTAACCTTCAAAAATATACCGCTCATTGCGGAAGCAATTTCAGCAGCTTCTAAAATAATACTGAAAAAATTATTCTGTTCTAAAAGTCTCCGCATATTCTTAACTTTATCATCATCGAATTTTAAGCCTGGGATTGTAATCGTTGGCGTTTCCGAAAAAAGAAAACTTGAACTGGTACTGGCCAATTCACCGGCAATCGGTATATGGAGCATAACTTTTCGTTCATTTTTAATTTCCTGTGCCCAAAATTGGCCATGTCGGGTCGGTGTAGATATTTTAGCGGAAAGTGCCTCGGAAATCTGTAATGCATCCCCTGAGTACCAGGCCGACCATTCATTATAGCAATCGTAAATTGCTTTCCATTCATCCGGGGGCCACAGTTGATTTGATTTATAATCCGGAAACATTTGCAACACCTCTTTACGCTGCTTTTTGTTTTAATAATGATAGCCACATCATTTTATTGCTAAAAATTTGATATCTTAATGCATCCATGCAATGATCATTGATTTTAGCCGGTTTATCGCATCCGATTAATTGGGCTTTGGGGTCCCAGGAATAAGTCCCGAATTCATTAATTGTATTTACGCAGCTCCGATGGACCCGGATCATATCGGCCCCCATTAAACTGGAAACCAAACCGATACCATCCAATACATCATTTCTTGCTTTAGTAACGCCGTTAAATCCATCCTGCCACAGTTGAGTAATAAAAGCCGAAGCGGCCGGATCACAGTATACTTTCCGGACGAAACAGTTCAGATTATAGAACCACTTTTTAAACTCTGCGCTATATTGTGATGGGCTTTTCTGCCGGGCTAATTGGTTTTTATCAGTCGGTATGCCGGAGTGGTAATATTCATCACAGATATAAAGCCGATTGTCAATTCCTAAACCGGTATGTATAAAAGTTGTTGCATTGGAAGTCCCGTAATCAATGCCAATCCAATGGTTGACTAATTCCGGAATATCATCGACGATCATATCTTCGGTGAACTGATCATAAATTACTCCATTGGCAAGCACCCAAAGGCCGTCAATAAACCGCTTATACCAAAGTGAGCCGACAGGCCCGTATTCCAGCTTTAATTCTCTGACATAAGTCGGATCTAAATTCTTATTATCATCGAGATTAAAGTTAAATACGGTGCTATTTAGTGCTGTATTAGTTATATAGTTCTTATAAAGATAATGATAAGGACTATCCGGATTGGTAGTGCCGATTAATTTAGCGCCGGCCAAACTGAGTCGCGATAAAAGCATCTTAAAGAAATCTTCTGGGATTAGGGTTAATTCATCAGCATAAGCAAATGATAAAGTATCCCCTCTTATCCGGTCTTTGGCCCGTGAATCCGATGCACCGACCACAAATAATTTCCGACCGCAAATTGTTACTTCGCCAAGTCCCCGGTTATAAAAAAAATTCTTTTTTCCTACAATCGTTTCAACTGGTTTTAATACGTTATGATCAATTGTTCGTTCGGTATAACCGGTTATTACGGCGTTTCCCGGTGGTTGAGTAGCAATCATATCGAGCAGCCGGATATTAGCCGCAACAGTTTTCCCGGAACGGACAGCGCCACAAAGAAAGTTTAACCGAGCGTTAGATCCCGAGATAGCCCCCAATTGTTTCGCAGAAAATTGACCCCAGGCCATTAGTTCGACAATTTACTTTCAGTATTATCATTTTCAGTTGGCGTTATCTCTTCTTCAGATGGAGCTTCTCCATCGGGGGCAGTCGGAATAGGTTGGGCCGATTCTTTAATAGCCCGGACCAAATCAGCCAAAGAGTTAACATCACTGACGTGTTCTTTATCCAAACCCAAAGCAAGACGCTGGCCGCGCTGTAGTTTGTCCATTACATTTGCGAGCCGTTCTAATGTAAAGATGGTCAATTGGCCGTCGCCCATTTTGATTGTACAGGTATCAAGTAATTGAATAACCTCTTTTAAAAAATTATCCCAAGTCTTAAGATGGGCGGCGTTACGGTCAGCTTCAATTCTCACCTGTTTGTCCAGGGTTTTCTTTTGAATTTCCTCTGCCCTCTGGGCTAAATATTGCTTTTTCTTGTCTTCCCATTTGCGTTTACAACTGATATTTCTTAAATAGCTGTAATCTACGCCGATATAGTCAGAAAAAGAATGCTGGTCCATCCAGTCTCCGGAAATGTATTCTACTTCGAGTTTATCCCAATCATATTTGCGTTTTCCCATCGTGATATCACATCCGATCAATTGAAAAAATAATTGCCGAAATTGGATTTACCATTGAATTTTATAGTAAATACGACATTTACCGTCACCATCTTGATAGTCCCATGTATATCCAAAACCGGCCGCGCCAGCAAATGCGTTAATACTAGCTCCTACGCCCAAAGCGTCACTCAGTAACATTGTGTCAGCAGATAATTTTCGTCCCCATATTTTTATACCGATTATCGAATAGGTTGCG